AAAATTCCGATCTCCATCCCCTGCACAATGCACAAACAAAACGACATGAAGCCGAATGTATTGTTCGATCTGTTGTTGGATGGCCTTACCCGGCGTGGTGCCGGGACTTCCAAGAACAAAGCTGGTAGATCCACTGTCCCTAACAAGGGAACCATGGACTACAATGTTCTGGCAAATCAGTACCAAATTGATTTGTCTCTACCTTCCGCTAGACCAGCAGCAATGCTGTTACGCGGTATGGGAGAATTGTTTGAAGATCAGATTCCAAACAAAATTTCGTGTGAGGCGTTCTCTTCCGTCTACAAGAAGATGGCGCAGTGGAGTGAAAAGGATTTTGTCAAGTACTCAAAGTACTGGCTGTCCTACCCTCTAGCTGCCTTCCTTCGACAAGAAGAGATGCCTGTTGTCCCGGAGGGTTACCCTGCAGGATCCCCCCTTCTCTTTACCGGTGGTGCGAAACGCTACCTTCGGAACCTCCTAAACCAAAAGTCAAGGAGGACTGAGAAGCTGTGGTGGTCCTGGCTCCAGGGTCCAAAGCGAGCAGCCGATGTCGTTCCGGCTTCACTCGTTTACCAGAGTATGGTCGAACATCGGGGAAAGATGTTTACCCTCCCTCAGCACTATTCGTGGGCTGATTGGGAAGACAGACAACCCCTTTTCGACCGGATCTGGCGTGGGCTCCGGGTCAAGAAGAGACTTAGTGCTCCTTCAAAATCTGCCTGTTTTAAGGCGTTTGAAGATGAGCCGGGTGGCGGTTTGGGTGTAAGATCGAAGGGCGGAGCTGCCGAAGCAGTCCGTGAGTCGATCCGTAACCCATCCCGGTACACAGGGCCAATAAGCGATGAATTGCTATACATGCATGAGGTCAGGCCAGGAGTCGTTGTGGAGGAACACGGAGTTCCTACACCGGACTTCACTGACGTCCTGATGTTAGCCTCACAACAACCAAAAGACGTGATGGTTTCGGCGGTCTTGGAACCTTTAAAAGTTCGCTTGATCACCAAAGGGAACCATCTACGTTATTGGGTGTCAGGCTATTACCAGCATGCCATGTGGAAGCATCTTGTTGGCATGCCCCAGTTTGAGCTAATTGGCTCACCCTTAACCTCATACCATCTTGAGGGACTTCTCGACCGTGAGCAAAAGCTCGGTCATGACTTCCCGAACTGGGTATCAGGGGATTATTCTGCGGCCACTGATGGCCTCGATATTACTTCGACAAAGCAAGCCTTTGAGTCTAGCCTTTGGCAAGCTAGAGACTCAGGAAAGCTGCTTTCTTGGAAGGATATGGAGGTCCTCAAGTCGGTCATATATGAGCAGAGAATCCACTATCCATCAGAAATGATGAAGAAGGGTGGGCTCGATCCAATCTGGCAAGTCAATGGACAACTAATGGGATCGACCTTGTCGTTCCCCATTCTGTGTGTCGTCAACATTGTCTGTTACTGGAGGGCACTTAATAGATATCGTCGGGAGATAGGGCTTCCGCCCGTCAAGAATCCCCGAGATCTTCCTGTGTTGGTGAACGGCGACGATATTCTTTTCCGTACAGATCCGACACTCTACTCGCTTTGGCGCGAGGAGATTAAGATTTCCAATCTTAAATTGTCGGTCGGAAAGAATTACGTCCATCCCACCTACCTGACTATAAACAGTCTCTTCTTTAAGCACACAAGATACACCTCGCCTGATGGCTTGAGGCGTAATCGGTTCGATGAGATTCCATACTTCAATGTTGGCCTTTTGACTGGCCAGACGAAGCTTACCGGGAGACAAGTCGTTCGTGATCAACCAATTTGGGATCACTACGACCAGGTCCTAAGGGGTGCAAATGACTCCCTAAGGGCTCACCAGAGATTTGTCCACTATCACAAACGTGAAGTTGAGACTTATACTCTGAAGGGAAACTTAAACCTCTTCCTACCACGTTCGCGTGGTGGGTTGGGTTTCAGTTTACCGACCGGAATGGAACTTCTTGATTCCGAAGAAGAAGGTTCTCCTATGCCTTACATCACTAGCTTCCAGAGGAAGTTCGCTACGTTTCTGAAAGACAGAGAGAAGAAGTTGCTTTCTGACATCAGAGTGCCGAAACCAGTTTTAGGTCTCAGACCCGAGTCTAAGAAAGCCGCCAAGAGGAGATATGAAGTCCTCGATCGGCGAGCGATCTATAAGGCTCCGTTTGGTCCCTTGCTACCTACACAATCTGAGGATAGCAAGAGGTTCCATTCGTCCGAACTACTTCAGGCCTACGAAGAGGCCGATGAGTTGAAGTATCGTTTGCCTGATAGAAACATCTTGAGGGCCTTCAGGGTCGCTAACCCGAAAGCGATGCTTTCTCGATCGATTCGTTGGAGTCGAGAGAGGTTTGTACGAGACTCTGGATTAGGTCCAGCGTAGTCCCATAGCACAGGTGTACACACCAAAGGCATTTGCCAGTGCCGTGTATTCCTTGTACTCGTCCCACCGCTATGGCGGGGTCTTCCCCCTAGTGGGCGGG